TCCTCATCGGTCATCTCATCAATGACATACTCTTTTTCATCAAGAGTAAGGACTGCAGGCTTTTCTTTTTCTTTTTTAGCCATTATGTACTCCTTTGTTTGTTATTGTTAAAGTGCTTTTAAATCTTTTTCTAGTTCTTCCATATCAGCTTGTTCATCTTGTAATGTTGATATATCAGCTTTTATACGACTAATATCATTAGCAAGACTATTTAAATCAAAAGACTGAACTGAATCATCTAATGCTTTACCACTATTTGAGTCAAACTGCTTTTTAACTAGCTGTAATTCATCGTGTGATTGTTCAGCTTTAGCTGCTCTTACAACATTTCCATCGTCATCTTTGACTTCAGAAACTGCTGGAGAATCAACCACTTTAGCTTTTTTTACAGACCAACTTTTAGCAGATTTCATTGCTTTGTAGTTTTTCATTTACTTTTCCTCTAATTGTTTTTTGAGTTGTTTTACTTCAGCAGATAACTCTTGAACTGCTTTGATTAATGGCATTACCATAGTGGAGTATGTTACAAGTTGTTTAGAGTTTGATTCCTCACTCCATCCACTAAATGTAGTTCCGCTTTTGTCCATTGCCTCCTTTACCTCTTGGGCAATTAGACCATCCCAAACTTTATTAGCTTGAGCATCTGTCCACTCTCCAATAGTTCCATCATTTTTCTTTTTAATTTCATCAGGATATTCAGCAGGGTTTACTTTTTTGAACTTGCGTACTTTTAATTCATTAATAAAATCGAGACCTAAATCACCATCTTGAATATCTCTTTTTATTCTCTTATCTGAAAAAGTAGAAAAATCAACTTGTCCTTTTATTTCATCAACGCTTGTATTGCCTATTGCAATATCATTAGCTGAGTCAGTTGTTGCCTGATACCCTATAGCTGTTTGGTTATTGGCATCTATATCAAAAGCAACCCCACTTCCAAGTCCAGTATTATTTTTTCCTGTTGTGATTGTATCACCTGCTTGATACCCTATCATTGTGTTATGAGTAGCCGTTGAAGTTCCATCGCTACCACCTGCATTTTGGTCGTGAAGTGCTTCATATCCAATGGCTACATTGTAACTATCTTCTACTCCTGCTGTTAGTGCATCATTTCCTATCACCACATTTCTTTCGCCAATCGTCATAGTATTCATAGCATCAGTACCAATAGCAATATTTAGCCTTCCAGTACTCAAAGAGCCACCAGCAGTATATCCCATTAGAGTATTCCTATCTCCAGTTGTTATATCTTTTCCTGCTTCATACCCTACATATGTATTATAAGTGCCTGTTGTTGTATCATAACCCGCATGATATCCTAGTGCAGTGTTCCCAGTAACCTCATCATTACTATCACTATTTTGACTATATAGAGCTTGATATCCTATAGCAGTTGTACCTCTACCAACATCTTCTGTGTTTAATGCTTGAACACCAACTGCCGTATTAAAGTCTCCAGTTGTCATACTAACCATAGAATTTGAACCAAGTGCCGTATTACCAATTCCCTCTGTAAGAGAAACTCCTGCATTAGAACCTAAAAGAGTCGCATCGTATGCCGTTGTTACTGCAAGCCCAGCCTGATATCCAACAGCGGTATTATTTGCAGTCCCACTTCTATCATGAGTTGCTAATGCTTTATAACCTATCGCAGTATTAAAATCTCCATCAGCATTTGTTTTTAATGCTTCGTATCCAATAGCAGTGTTTTTTACACCTGTAGTCAAAGCAGTAAGTGCAGACCTACCTATTGCTACTGTTCCTGTTTGAGCGTTTGCACCAGTTGAGTCTAACGCTCCTGAACCTATTGCAATATTACCAATTAATGCTCCACTACCACCAGATAATGAACCTTTTCCAATGGCAACATTATGATCTGATGAATCATTATCAACACTTTGCATTGAACCCGAACCTATTGCGGTATTATAAGATTCAGCATTATCACCACTTGATAAAGCTAAATATCCTATTGCTACGTTATGAGCTCCACTAGTGAGTTCGTGTCCAGCTTCATACCCGATGAATACTTGACCTTGTCCATTAGCGTGATTAATAGAACCTCCAGCATCATAACCAATTAAAACTGTATCAAAGGTATCTGTTATTGCATCTCCAGCATACGCTCCAATGGTTATATTTCTTCCACCTGTTAAAATTGATTTTAAACTATCATACCCAACAGCTACATTGTTATCTGCTTCAAAAACAGTATCAGCGGCACCACCACCCATTGCACTTTTACCAATTCCAACATTGTTATTTGAGGTGTTATTAGCAGCAGTATAATCACCGCTAGCCCCAGCTGCCGCTCCTATAAAAACATTATTATCTGCATCTGCGTGACCTAATAAAGCTCCAGTATAATACCCTAAAAAAGTATTATGAGTTCCAGTTGTGACATTATGACCTGATTGCTTACCCACAAAAACTGAATATTGTTGATTTTCAGTAGCAGCTTGAGCAGCTTGATAACCTACCGCGACTATCCCATCTGAATTATCATTATTAATAGCTGCACCAGATTGATGTCCAATAAGTGTGCATTCATCTTGAGTAGTAATTGACCATCCTGCCCTATACCCTATAGCCACATTGTAATTACCAGTAGTAGTTTTATTAAGTGCTTGATAACCAATCGCTACACAGTTAAGTGGGCTATTAGAAGAACCTGAGGTTTTCATAGCTTCATTACCAATAACCACATTTCCATATCCACCATCTACTGATTCCATAGCTTCTTTACCGATTGCTACGTTTTCTCCATTACTAGCTGCGTAGGTTAAACCTGCTTCATTTCCAATGAAAACATTAGAAACTGAATCTGTTATTGCTGTTCCTGCTGATCTACCAATACATACATTAAGCTGACCAGTTGTAAAATTTTCAAGAGCTTCCCTACCTATTGCTACATTGTTACTACCTGTACTATATGAACCTGATGTTGTTCCACCTGTTCCTGCTAACCTACCTATAAATACATTATTATCACCACTTGCGTACACACCAGCGTTGTCGCCTATTATTACAGTTGAACTAGGATTTGTTAATTGAAGAGTAGCAGCCCCTACTGCAACATTTCTTTCTCCATCGGTTATTTTTGAACCTGAATCAGCACCGATTAATACATTTTGAGCACCACTTGTAACATCGTGCCCTGCTTGATAACCTATATAAACAGCCCAATTAGTACCGTCATGAACTAAACCTGCCTCATATCCGATAGCTACATTTTTATCGCCAGTTGTTAAACCACTTAATGCATTTGTTCCTATAGCAACATTGTACAATGCTCCATTTAAAGCGCCATCTAATGCATAGCTTCCAATTCCAATATTGTCAGTTGATACAGCAGTTGACCAAGAACCACCACCAGCATTAGCACCCATAAATATATTATCTGAACCGCCAATAGAAGATGTCCCATCCATTGCAAAATATCCAATAGCAACATTCCTACTCAATGCCCCAGTTCCTCCAACCATTGAATTTCTACCGACTGCTACATTATTAGCCGTACTATTATGGTTAACTCCACCCATTGAACTTTGACCAATAGCAACATTTGATGATTCTGTTCCATCCGCTGCTAACATAGCCTCCCTACCAATAACAGTATTATAACTAGCACCATTCTGAACTGGAGCAGCTTGGTAACCAATAACTGTATTCCCAGTTCCTGAAGTTTCTAATCTTAATGCTTGGTATCCTATAGCGGTGTTACCTGCTCCACTTGTTAAATCTTGTAATGCATCATAACCTACTGCAACAGTACCAGTTTGGTTATTATCACCAACTCCAGTTCCTATTGCATTATTTCCTATTGCAACATTCTTTGTTACTGTTCCTGTTCCACCTAATAAAGCAGAATCTCCAATAACTACATTATGGTCTGATGCGTCATTATTAATAGAACCCATTGCATTAGTGCCGATAGCAATATTGTTTGATTCACCACCATCAGCTACATCTAAAGCAAAATTTCCAATTCCAATGTTGTATGTCCCAGTTGTTACATCGTGAAGAGACTCTCGACCAATAGCAATATTATTACTGCCACTTGTAAGACCATACAAAGCACTTGATCCTAAAGCGGTGTTATCACTCCCTGCTCCACTTCCATTTTTTATTGTGTGATTACCTACGGCAACATTCTTTTCACCTGTATTTTGTAACCCTGAATTATATCCTATAAAAGTATTATTACTGTCATCATCTAATGCGCTACCAGCCTGATGTCCTAAAAGCGTGTTTTGAGTCCCTGTCGTTAATGCATCACCACTCTCATATCCTATTGCTACATTACCTGAACCCGAAGTGAGAGAGACTAACGCAGACCTACCTATTCCTATTGTGCCGTGAGTAGCAGATGTTAATGCACCTTTCATCGCCTCTCTACCAATGGCTATAGAACCATCAGAGTTTGAACTGCCTGACATCGCCTGATATCCTACAGCTACATTAGAGTTAATAGATATACTACTACCTTTTAACGCTTCATATCCTATAGCAGTATTTGCATCTGTATCATCGTGGCTACAACTTGTCATTGCATAAGAACCAATCGCAGTATTTGCTGTTTCATTTCCAGCTGCTGATGCAAGTGCTTGATAACCAATTACTGTATTATCAGTACCATCATCAACCGAGTCCCCTGATTCGTTGCCCATAAAAGTATTTCTAGCACCAGTTGTAATTCCTAATCCTGCTCGATATCCAATACCAATATTGCTATCTCCTGTCGTAACTCCACTTAACGCCTGATAACCAAAAGCAGAATTATAATTTGCACCATCCATTGCCCCATCAAGTGTAAAATTTCCAACGCCAACATTATAATCTGATGTAGACCCAGTCCAACCACCTGCACCTGCACTTACTCCTATAAATGTATTATGACTACAAGCTATTGCATTTGTATCACCCATCGCAAAATAACCGATTGCAGTATTATAAGCTCCAGTCGTGTTTTCTTGTAATGCTTGATAACCAATTGCAGTATTTGATGCTCCTGATGTCAAAGCAGAAAGTGCTTTATACCCAATACCTATTGCACCATTTGCAGCATTAGTTATATCTGCTTCACCAGCATTCTTTCCAATTATTACTGCATAATCAACATCGGTAGAAACATCCAATGCTCCAGTTCCAATAGCGATATTACTATGCCCAGTAGTAATGTTTTCTCCAGCACCTTTTCCAATTGCAACATTAGTGTAGCCAGTAGTAACATCTTTTAATGCTTCGTAACCTATAGCAGTATTGTATTCAGCGTTATTGTTAGTAGCAGTTCCACTTGATTTCATCGAATTATGACCTATTGCAACATTTCCACCCGAACCAGCATTTATTACAGAAAGTGAATTATAACCTATTGCTATATTATATGATTGAGTTGTTAGAGCATCTCCCGCATTTGTTCCAATTAAAGTATTGTATCTACCCTCTGTAAGAGCTGAACCTACTGAATAACCAATTCCGACATTATCATCACCAGTTGTATAAGAAGTAAATGCTCCATATCCTATAGCTACCGAATCGTGTCCAGTCGTTATATATCTCATAGCCGTACTACCAATAGCTACATTATTATCTCCTTCAGTAAGTTGATGCATTGCATAGTAACCAATAGCAGTATTATCTTGTGCTAAACTCATATTACCACCACCAACTATTTGATTACCAAAAAATGTATTATAACTTGAATTAGCAGGTGTAGCACCTATACTAGCACCAAAATATGTGTTTGATGTTCCGTTTCCACTAGAAGTATCATTATTAGATAAACTAATGCGAGAGTTGGCATCTAATTTTAATCTTATGTTTGCACCACCAGTTTCAAAAGCCATATAACTAGATGCATGGTTATAAAATATTGTACCCTGATTATGGTCTTGTTCATCTCCAAAATGAATAACTCCTGAAGCTGCATTACCTGATATAAGCGACATTCTAACATTATCACTTGTAGCACTATTATTTTGTACAATGAATCCAGTTCCAGCTTCTCCACTAATATCGGGCATTGTTCCATCATCCATTGCAATGTGTATATTTGTATCAGGTGAGTCAGTTCCGATACCCAATCGACCTGCTGAAGTAACAGTCATTACTTCTGTTGATGTCGCTCTAAGATTTAAAAAATCTCCACTACCATCTTGTCTAATATCTAAAACAGTTCCTGATGATGATGCGTGATCTAATTCAAGTGATACAAAAGCAGAATTACCAGTTCCTGTAAAATTTTGGTTACTATATACATATAAAGCATTACCTGATGTTGAATCACCAGTAATTTTCATATCGCCTTCAATTATTTCGTCAAAAGCAAAACTACCACCACCTTCTACTTTTAAATCACCTGTGATAGTAATGTCACCATATACTGTACCACCTCCTGTTAGTGACGGTGATCTAGTAATCATATAATAACCCCCTTAATATATAGCTATGAAAGTAAAAGCACTTTCACTAGCACTAAATTGAATAGAATCAGCTGCGAAAGGGACAATCGCTCCTGGTGAAAATAAAGCATTTATAGCTGAATTTGGTATTGTGACAGTAATGCCACTTACAAGATTTATATCTAAATTACCTGAACCACTAGAAACAGTAACGCCCATAAGAGCTCTTGTTGTTTGGTCAAATGTAATTTTAGTTGTACCACTATTAGTGTGTATTGTTGCATTGATAATTGGAGCTCCTGCTTCTTTAACGCTCCAACTTTGTAATGATTTTGCCATCTTGTTCTCCCTATGCCTTACCGAGCTTGACAATTCTCATGGGCATATGCTTATTAAAATTTACTAGCGCACTGCAAAATTACCAATAGGAAAAGATATAGATATCTTTCTTTTATTACTTTGGTCATCTGCAATCTTTTTATAAAATTCTCTCATGTAATACTCTTTCATTTGAGCATCACCTTGTTCTAAAGACATTTGAGCTTTAACATAATCAATAACTGCTAATGATAACAATCTATTTAAATTTAAATGTGTTGTTTCACTTACATTTGAATCTGATACTCCTTTAGGTATTTGATATATTGTTATACTTTCACTAGCTGTTTCAGCTGTAAATGTTCCAGTTGCTACTGTTAATGTACCAGCACTTGCACTACCAGATAATGTATATTCGCCATCATTACTGCTAGATCCAATTACTCTTATTCTATCTCCATCAGCAAAATCACCAAATCCGCTATTACTATCTGTTATAGTGTCAGCGCCTCCGCCTCCATCTACAAATGCTATTCCAGTCCCTGATGCTCTAGCTGTTGTTGTTTCTATAGCTTCAGATATAAAAGGATTATATAAAGCAGTATATTCAACTCTTAGTCCATTAGTTATATCTTCATCAGGATATATAAGTTGTTTTCCATAATATTCAGACGGAAGTTTAACTCTATAACTACCTAATGTATCTGTAGCGGCTGATTCAACCCATTGCCATAAATGTATATATCTACCATATAATTCATAAAACCAATTTTTATGTGTATCAAATGACATTATTCAGGACTCGTATCTTCTCTAACAATAGACTCAGAAGATAACCTTCTAATTCTTTTGTATTTATTATCATTAGTATCTTTAACAGCTATAGATTTAACAGATATAACATCATTAGGTAAATGATATTCTCTTTGACCATCTATTATATTTTGTTTATCTTCTCTCATTTCTTCATAGTTACCAGACTTAATTAAATTAATAGCATCTTGAACCCATGCTTTTGTTAAAGACATTCTATTATTATTAGTTCTTTCCATTATTTCTAAAATAGTCATATCTAACCACCATCATCTATAATAGCTACAACTGTACATCTAACAGTACCTGATGAAGTAGCTGCGTGTAAATTATCAACATCTACACCTGAAGCTGCTTTAAATTTTAAATTTATAGCTTCATTAGCTCCTATTTCAATAGCATCTGTTACAGAAGCTCCATCGCCACCATCTAATGTTAAATATACTTTTGCTGAAGTTGATGTTGATCCATCAGTAGTTCCACTATGTTTTAAAAATAAAAACCTAACATCATCACTTGTAGCTACAGTTCCACTTTCTGTAAAATCACCACTAATTAAATTAGCGTGAGAAGCTGTAACATCTGTAGATGTACTATAAAACCATTTATCATTAGCATCTGCTTTAGCATATTCTAAAACACCACCTAATGTTCCTTTAATATCGTGATGAATAGCATCAACAGAATCAGCATCTGAATCAGCAGCTATTGTAACAACTGGTGTCATACTTACTGCACCTCTTGCTGTATCTGCCATATCTTATCTCCTTATTGTTGTTTAGCAGCTTGAGCTGCTATTGTTTGATTAATTATTTTAGAGTTATTCTGAATATACAACGATATTTCATTTTGATACCATTTGTAATATTTATCTGATTCTTGCATATAATATGCAGAATTTTGTGTTTTAATAGTTGCTTTTTGAGTTTCATCAGCTATTAAGTTTTGATACTTTTGTAAATCAGCTGTATATAAAGCAATTTTATTTTGATACTCTTGTACTTCTTTTTGCAATGTATTAGTATAATCTTGAACTTCTTTTGCAACATCACCTTGATATTGATTTAACTCAGCATTATACTTTTCAAGTTTAGCCGTATATTCCTGCACTTCCTTTTGAAAATTTTGTATAGCATTTTGTAATGCTATTTGAACACTTTTATCTAAATTATGTTTTTTAACACTAATATTGTTTTGCACATCTTGTACTTTTTCTTGTATATCTTTTTGTAAATTTTGTGCTTTTCTTTGAATATCTTGTTGATACTCAACATTTTCTTTATTAAATACATTTAATTCATTTTGAATGTCAGAACCATATTCTTGTAGTTTAATTGAATTTTCAGTTTGCCATTGAACTATTTGTTGTTGATTTCCTTGTATAATTTTATTTACTTCAGCTTGATATGAACCTATTTCAGAACCATGTTTTTGTATAACTTGAGCATCGTCTTGTGAATCTAATTGTGCATTTTGTAATGAAATTTGTAATTGAGCTTGATATTCAGAATTTTCTTTATTAAAAACAGCCTGAGCTTCTTGCATTCTAGCACTATATTCACTTATTTGAGCTTGTATAGCTTGAACTCTAGATGATAACATTTCACTATCTTCTTCAGTATTTATCCATGTATTAGCATCTGCAAAGTCAGGAGAACTCATAACAGGAGGCGTAAATGTTGGAGCTGTTTGAGTAAAACTAATACTACTATTTGTTAGTACAGGAATACTAGGTATACTAGGAAAAGACCAAGTAATAGTAGGAAATGTAGTTAAACTAAATACTGGTTTATTATAAGATGGAGCTGATACTGTCATAGAAGCCATATCAGATATAGTTAATAATGGTTGAACAATATCAGAAACACTAGCATCTGTATAAGTAAAACTAGGAGATGATGGAGAAACTGGAGAAGATACACTTATAGAAAGGTCATTCCCAAAATCAGGTGAACTAGGAGCTACTGGAACGCTAGGTGAAGACCAAGTATGTACTTGACTTGTAGCTAATTTCCCAAACTCGCTAGAACAAGCTCTGTATATAACAGCTGTTCTTAAATCACTATCATCATCTACATTAGAATAATTAATATATAAAGCGTGAGCCGTCACACTTGAAGTTGGATCAGGTTTTACAACTACTGTATTATCTGGTCCTATAAAATATTTAGGGTAAGATGCTGATGGTTCTAATAAACTTCCACTATCAGCTTCTAAAAATGCTTTTTGTTCATAAGGAGCTTCTTCAGCGGCATAAGCACCTCTTCTAACAGCAATAACATTATCAGTTTTTACTGGTAAAGTAATTGAAGTAGGACTATCATCTCCACCATGTGAACCAGCAGTTGTTTCAGAAGTTGCCCACTTCATTAAAGTTTTTGGTATACTTGATACTACTGCTTTTTGAGCAGATATAATAAACTGAGCATTAGCATCAGTTACCCCAGTAATATTTTCTATATCAAGTTCTATATTAGTTGTTGCCATAATTAATTAGAATATACCGCCCCTCAGTAAGAAAGGAAGCCTGAAAAAACCAAAAGGCAGCATATTCTTTTTTTACTTATTAAGCATTGGCAGAAGCTGTACCAACAGCCCAACCATCTTGATCATTAGTAACACCATCAATGTACCATTTTCCTTCGCAGGAAACCATATGTACTCTATCTCCAGCTGCTCCTTTAGAAGCTGCTAAAGTTAATTGATCGTGTGAACTTCCATCAAAGTCGATTCCAACGTCATTAGTGCCTTCAACGCTAACCATACTACCAACAAAGAAATCAATACCATCTCTAGCATCAATATCAAAGTCACCAGTACCATTAGCAGCTGCTAACAAAAATGTGAACTCAAGACCGTCTTGACCTTTGATGTGAGGCAAACTGCAAGCAGCTGCTCCATTAGTACCTCCAGCAATGTAAATTACAGAACCACTATCACTCGCTGAGAGTGAAACATCAGCTCCTCCAGTACATCTTATTATTGAACCTACTTTATCACCAAGTTGTCCGCCATCTTTATTTTGACCATATAAAGGTATATTACTCATTATTCATACCTCCTTTAAGACCAGTAAGCGTGAGCTTCAGGCATTTGCCATTCCATCCCAGCTTCTGTTTGAATTAAATCAACTCTACGGTCGATACCACTATTCTCTAGAGTTTGAATACCAACATAAACAGCAGTATCACGATTCAAGCCGTTACCAACAAGAGGTCTGTATTTACAGTACTTCATGTTGACAGCTAGCATCTTGATCTTATGTCCATCAAGGTGGATATTACGTGCTACTTTCATATCACCATAAGGTGTAGAAATAACATTAATATCAACTCCAAAGGCTTTAGTTTTACCTAGTGCACCCATTTCAGCTCTAGCAAGTGAAGAGTTACTTAGTGTACTGCCAGTTCTTGAAGCGTATGCCGTAGCCGGAATCATAGTTCCAAGATTGTTAGTAAAGTAACCACTTAACTTATGTAACCAGTTATAAGTAGCAGTATCACAAAAGAAAATAGACGCAGATGCGTTATTATATCTTGGATCTAGGTAGTTGCTTAAATCATCTAAGAAATCGTCTTGTGTCTTTGTTGAATGATTCAACGAAAATACATTACCATAACTTGAAATGAAATCAACAGCTCCTTGAGTATACCACTCATCACCAGAATCATATTGAGCTCCAAATAGGAGACTTTGTTCGATATCCCATTTATGTTCTACCAACTTTTCTTTCCATATACGAGCCCACTCATTTGGTTCATACTTTAGCACAGTAGCACGAGTTGTGTTATCCATTGCCATTGCAGTCTTCCAAATTTGTGTACGACCGTAACCGGTTGAGAAAGGTTGATCTTTCCATGTTTCAGGGTAACCTGAACCCTGAGCGTGTGAAGTACCTACAACATAAGCTCTCTTAGGTTCTAAGTATTCAGCGATTGAAAAACCAGATACATCAATACCATCTAAAGCATTGTTGTAAGCAGAATAAGAAGAAAGTTCCATAACCGAAGTACCTGAACCTTTTCTTACTACTTTTGTTTTCAATATAGCAGCGTTAGAAACACTACTTGTATCAACGCTAAGTACTTGAACGATAAGATAATCGTCTGCCGCAGATGCGACGCTTGCTGATGAATCATCCCAAGAACCAGCTGTAACGCTAGTGCTATAAGGGATTCTCACCATTTGTCCTGCTAAAAAGAATGCAGGTTGTGTACCTGAATCACCAGGTGATATCTCATTTGTAGATTGACCAAAAACATTCTGAATATTACCAGAAGATTTATAGTCTGAAATCATACAAAAATAATAAATATCACCAGCGTCTACATTACCATGAGTAACAGAAGCATCGCCGCCAGCAATAGATGCCGGTGCAGATGTTCCATGATTACTTACATATGCATAACGCTTGTGAAAAGATCCACGCCTTTCTGTGAACTTAAATTCAGGATCATCAGTAGGTTTCTTGGCGAGTTTAGACACCAACCTGAAGAAAGGGTCCTGAGCTATTGAAAGTTCAGATACTCTATCACCAAAGTTGTACTTACGTCTAAGGTCACCAGTACTAAGACTAGATGAAGCTGGACTAAGACCAGAGGGAGACGAGGATTCAGTTAAACCTGATTCTAACTGAAATAAATCAGCCATCTTTTACTCCTTGTATTTAATTAAGGTAGATGACTAAATAATTTTATTTAGCCAAATACCGATTCCAACTCGGAATCAAGACCTACAATGGCATCAAATACGTTATCGTCTGTGGATTTTTGAACTTGAGTACTACCAGCTGTAGCGGCAGATTGAGGCTGATTTTGAGTTTTCCTCATTTGTTCAGCAATCTCTTCTCTAGTACTATCAGCTATATTAGCTTCTCTATTTTTTCGATTCATTAAATAATAAATATCTTCTAGCTCAAGTGATTTGGACTTAGCAAAATCAACAAAAGTAGACCATTCATCATCAGACATTTCATGTTGCTGACGAAAAGCAGTTTCTTTAGCCAACCTTTGGTTTTCAGCTTTTTGCCCTTTTAAAGCTTGATTAAGCCTTCGTTGGACAATACCATCAACCGTAGCCCCGAGCACTTTAGCAGAATCTGAATCATTATTAGAGAACGCATCATCTGCGTCAAAAGAAAAATCTTCAGGAAGATTCAGTTGTTCTGTCATTGTTTGTGGTGCTTGACCCCCACCCTCAAAATAATTCCGCACATGCTGAATTAAATTAGGGTCTTCTCTCATTGCATCGAGTATAGGCATATATGGTTCTAGTTCATTTAACTTGCCATTAAGGCGTTTAGCTTCACGACTTGAATCACTATACCTCTTTTGCAAGACTTCGTTGTTGTCTTGCTGCTGAACTTCACTAGGGCTCGAAGGTGTATTATCACCAATTTCCGAGGTTGACTGTGTTAGTTCTTTTTCTTGTATACCATTATTGACGCTTTGATCTAACTCCGCGAAGAAGTCTCCAGATGCCGATTCGTCAAATATGGCATTTTGGATATCACTTTCAGGGACCGATTGTTCGGTGTTGCTTACTTGTTCTTGTTCCATTTTGCTTTCCTTTATTTATATTTATATTAAGTTACTGCATTAATATGGTAATAATCAACTAGCCTTTTCATTTGATTGGATTTCGTTTTTTATTGCCATTTTTTCTTTTTCAAATTCTGCTTTAAGCATTCCTCTTAATAATTTTTGTTGAGCTTCTGTTTCTAATACAGACTTTTTAACTTGATTACTTCCTTCACCAACTTTCATTTTAATACCAGCTTGTACTAATTGACGCTCTAATGTTTCAATAGTTCCTTCTTTATCTTTCATAGCTTCTTCCATTGATGCAATTTGTTGTTGCATTTGAGAATACATTGATTTTCTTTCTACAATAGATTTCTTATTTCTTATATCTGTTTCACCTATCATTGCAATATCATCAATTAATCCAGCTTGAAACCATCTAAAGTATTCTTCTAATAATGCCCATCTATTTATAGGCATTGTAGCTCCTGCTATTAATCTTACATCAAACTTAGCTGATGCATAATCTTTAAATTTACCAATTGCTTTACCAAAGTCATTATAAATAGGAACATTAATTCTAGTTTCTTTTTCTTGATCTGGTTGTTGACCAGCTTCAGGTTGAACAATTCTAAATACTTTTTCAGCTGTATAATGAGATTGAGAAAACATTTGAAAACATTTACCTAAATGTTCTAATGCTGGTTCAGCTATACTGCCCATCCATGCTTTTAATCTACGAGTTCCAAACTCATCATTAGCAAGTAATCCTCTATATGTTTCTGATTGTTGTTGAGTAAAACCCATCATAGCCGATGGAACACCTGCTATATATTCAGCATCTCCTTTGCCTTCTTGAACTACAGTAAAGAAAGCATTATTAATAGGAGCTGGCATAACAGGTGTGGGAGCATTAAAACCTTGTCTATATTTTAATAAGGCTCCTGGGGCAGACGAATAACGCTCCCATTCTTCTTCAGGGACTGAACCTTCCTCATACATCCATCTAAGATTAGATGCGAGGTTTGCATTGTGTAGCATAATTTGATGAGCTTTATTTATTTCTTGTTGTTTCCCCATTAGTGGTACTATAGAGCTCATTGGATAAGGAGTTCCTGTGTACATATAAGAAATTGGAACTATTGGATATTCACTAACAGGAAGAGTTCTTTCATATAAAAGTATATCATCTCCTACAGAACAAGTAACAACTATTCTATTTTCATAAAATTTTATAGCATCAATAATTTGTTTACCCATTTCCCCATCTTTAATTATTTTATAAGATGCCTCACTCATAATTTGATTTTCAACTTTACTAGCAGCGTCTTGAGCTTGAGCCATCAACATAGTTTTTTGCTCTTCCAATGCTTCGTTAGCCATTTTCTTAGCTCGTTCAATTTCTAACTGACCTCTTTCAGGTATCATTTCACCAGCTTGTACAGCTTGTTGTATTTGTAATTCTTTTTCTTGTAGTGATACGTTAGTCTCTTTTTCTAAATCAGATATTTGAGCTTCAACTGCTTTCTTTATTTGATTCATTTGTTGAGGACTTGGTAATACTTTTATAAAAACATTTCTATATGGAAATTTCTTCTTACTATATGTTTCATATAATGGAAGTATATTATCATCTTCAGCTTCTAAAGTAATTCCCATTGTTATATCTTCAGGTTGTATACTTTCTGACCTATCAATATCTCTTTGTGAATACCTTGTATTTTCTATATTACCAGCAGCTCTTTTTATTTTAGCTGAATGTTCAGGGTACATATTAACTAATACAGACCTTGCAATATTTTTACGAATCTGTATAAAGGCAGCGTCTCTAAATAGAAAATCAGTAGAAGCAGGATCAACAAAAACATCATATGGGTCAACTCTGTTAAACATAACTTCACCCATTCCCCTATCAGCATCTTTATCAATATTTATCATAAAGTATCCAATGCCTTTAGTAAGAGAATCTAATATTACTTGACTATATATTGATTTACCATTTGATAAATGCCAACAATAATCTGCAATATCAGAATGAACTTGAGCTACATCAACATCATCTCCTGTAACACCTACTGCTTTCCATCTAGGATTATTAGCAGTAACAAAGTACTTCATTATTTCTACAATAGGTGTTATTCTATTAACAATAAACGTAGGCATACCAGACTCTTCAAGTGTCTGTTTTTCATCTTTTGTTAATTGGTCATTAAGATAAAAATCATAACCTTTTTGAGAAGTTGTTTGCCATTTTACTCGTTCAGATGTATTAGCTCTATCCCAAAGTTGTTTATTTATTTGAGCTTTTGTTTTTTTAGTTTTTCTTGCCATTTACTTTATTTCCACATGCACTAGGTCATCAAACGAATTATCTTTAGTTTCGCCATCAGAATCCCAGTCGCCGCCCCAGCGCACATTAACATTTAATTGTTTTGCTATTCCCCTTATCATTCCACCCATATAATGAAACCTATCTCTATCCTCCCAATCTATTGGATAAGGAGCGAGATCAACAGCTTTTCCTTGTATGTGTTTGCTAAACCTAGTTTTGGTTTTGCCTTCTTTTAGTAACTTTTCCTGACGTTCCTCGCTCCGTAATCCTTCAATAATTGTGACATCCATTATCTTAATAAGTTCATTAAGAACATTAACTAATTTAGTGTCAACTCCCTTTAATCTTTCTTTAGAGCGTTTTCCAAATCTAGGCATTATGCTTTCTTACAAGAATAACTTCTACCTTGCCACTTAAAAGACTTAGCTCCTCCACCACAAGCAGATTTAAACTTAGACCTAAAACTACCAGCAGATTTACTATCTTTCTTATACTTAGCGTATGTACCACCTTTAGTTTTTACAGCTCCAACAGCTCCTCTAGAGACCTTACCAGTTTTACCCATTCCAGGTACCGCTTTTTGTTGATCTTTCATACCTTTTCTTGAATAAGTTTTTGCTTTTACTGGTTGATTCTTTCTAGCTTTGCTAACATTAGCTGAGCTTACTTTACCTTTTCTAGCCAGTCTTTTAACTCTACGTCTTCCAACGCCTTCTTCGATTTTAGATTTAATTCCACTTACAACTTTTTTAAGAGCTGCTTTTCTTTTTACTCTTCTATTAGCCCTTTTGATTTTTCTTGAAGGCTGAGGTCCATATTGTTTAGCCATTTTGTTTTCCTTTACTGTTTGTTATGCTACTATCCAACTTTTGGCTTTCCTTTTTTGTTTATACCATGTTTTATCTTTTTCATTTCTTCTTAAATCTGCAGGGAATGAATGCAAATTAGCGTAAAAAAGAGCTTCTATGGTATCATCATGTGCCATTCTCGGTCCAAAAGTAATGATTTCGTTGCTTAAATCAAACATATTTTCCCTAATATGTATTGTTCCCATGCTAAAACGACCAGAAAGTCCACTATAAATGCGATTTATCTTCTGTCTTCCGCCTGGTTTTTCAGGTATAACAGCAATATCGAACTTATTTGTACGTCTTCTTTCTTCATTAAGTGCTTGAAATACACTTCGATTCATAGCTACATCTTCAACAGTAGATGATATACAATGATATTTTTGATGCATTTCTAATATATAATCAACTACACCTTTACGATCCATAATTTCATTATCAGTATTTTTTGCACCAATAGTCGGTATACTTCTATGCCTTTCGTATTCTAATACATAGAGATTATTTTCTGTATCAATCGCGATAGCCATAATAACAGAAAAGTCAGACTCTTTAGTATCAATGTCAGTAGCAGGGTCACAACCAACAAAACAATTGACTGGAAACCTTTCATTGTTAATAGAAAGATAATTTTGATTTTCTTCAGCATCGTAATCATAATATCCTTTCCAGTACTTAATGTGGTCTCTAGTCCATAAGGCATCTTCAGCACTTTGTACTTCCATCATATATTCTTGATAGAACTTTGAAGGTTGACCTGAATCTCTGTAGAATTTTTTCTTTTCTTCTAATTTTGTTGTAGGAAACCAAGATGCCCATAATGGTTCTCCTGCTGGTGTTACAGCTTTGTAGGTAATTAATTTCCAAGCAAATTCTTCATTACTACTTTTAGCACGCTCGTGGTTAATAAGAAGATTGTTAATAAAAGAATCAAAGTGAACTGGAGTACCATTAACGCGAAGCCTCCCAGTATGAGGTTCAATTGCAGGATATACAACGGCGGTAACAAGATTGGCATTTTTATCTCTAGCCTCTCTTGTAATTGTGTTAGCCTCGTGTTCAAAATCATCAAGTACGATAAGGTCATATCGTTTATGGAGTTTAGCTCCTCCTCTGATCCCAGCGACATTACTCTTGGAAATGAGTTTACATCCATTTGATAATTCTATATCTTCTTCTGTCCACTTAGTTCCTTTTGTTCTTCCAAAATAATAAATGAATCTATCATTAAACTCAAGATGATGTTTGATATAATCCATATTACCGACAGATAATTTTTGTGTTGCCGATACCCAAGCATAAAACAACATATCATCTTTTGGACAAAAAACAAAGTCTTTTAGTATTGATGCTTTTGTTAATACAGTTTTTCCATGACCTCGTGGTAAGATGATAGCAAGTTGTTTACATTTTTTATCATCAATAGCATCAGCTACTTCATAATGAAATGGAGGAGTTTCACTACGAGTAAAGTCATCAGGTAAGAATAATTTACCAAATGATATTAAGTCTTTACTTGCTAGATGAAATACTTCTTCTGCTTGAGATACGTTTCTTGAATTTATATTTGCCATTAAATATCATATATTTAGATGTTAGCGTTGTGGAAGGGGTAGAATAATTGCAATTAATCTTCACTACCATTTGATATTTCTTTTGGTTTAACAGATTCTATTTGTTCAGGGGAAAAGCCTTGAAACATTCCGATTACTCCTACATCCCTTTGTTTAACTGAGTTTACTGATGTCCCAATTATCTTCCCTAGTTCTTTTGTAGATTGTAGTATAATATTATCATCCTCACTATTATCCGCTAAACATTTGAGTCTGTCTAATATATACTTATGGTCTATACCAAGTTCTTTGGCAACATCTAATACTCCCTTTTCTATGTCTGTCATAACTCTCTCCTGTTTTAGTAATACCAATGCTTTCTTGCGAGCTTTATCTTCTGACGTAGCTTTAAAAGCATCCATGTAAGCTTTAACAGGACCCATTCCAGAAACAACATTGGTTGTAAAAATTTTTTCATTATTTGTTAATTTTTTTCTTTTCTTTACTTGTTTGTTTGTATTCTTAATTGTCTTAGAGAATGTATATCTATTTGGATGTTGTTCAAAGTCTGTATCCATAAAAGTTTTCTCATTATTAACGAATGTCCCTACAACAGTCCTCACATAATTTTTTGCCCATTTATAATTTTTTCTATCATTAGGATGATTTAATGTACCTACTTTTAGTAATTGTACAATACGATTATCATCACTAAATACCCAATCACCTTGTTTTCCATCACGCCAATTTGCTTTTACTTCAGGACTACTCATCATTTTTGAATGAAAGTATTCTTGAAATTCTTTTGCATTTTCAAATACATAATGACGTTCTTTTTTTATTACTTTATACTCAGACATTAATTTTTTGTTTCAATATCTTGAACATATTTTTGACATTGGTTATATAGACTTTCTATTAAGTCTGATACAGCTTCTTCTACTAGGTATACTTTGCCATCTATTTCTATTGGATATTTAGCCAAAGTTTTTGATAAATCTCTTAAAACCTCTTCTTGAGTGTCTACTGGTAAGTTTTGTAAAAATTCTAAATTAATTGCCATAGCTTTATATAGTATATATAATATATATATATATAATTATATAATATATATATTTATTTCTTTTCTTTATGTTACTTTCTTTTCTTTAAAAATCACGATCAAATATATAAGTATGACCATGTTGTTTTCAAGAAATTTATAGCATTTTGTTATACATCGTTATTTGTACATACACCGGTCTATAACCGGATTTCCGTAAATAGAATTTACGTTATTTTTGATTTTGATTTATTTATGATTGATAATGTAAATAATAAAGGAATAAATCATGTTAAATAGATTAAAGAAAATACTTAATAATGTGACTCGTGATTATACATCTAAGTATCTAGCTGCTGGCTTGCGGCGTGAGTGGGTAGGTGGCATTAGTATACCTGCTAAGAAAGATGTGCGTAGAGCATTTCTAATGGATGTAAAGATGATACTTGAAACTGCTAAGTTCCATAACATAGCAGCTGAACAGTTGATTCAAGATAAGTCATTGATGGATGAGTTAGATGGCATTAAAGATGAAGATAACCCATTAGATGAGGTAGATTTGGATTAAGGTACGGAAGCGGTTTGGGAGCACCGATAGACAAAAGCTCCCAGCTCCTCTTCTTTCATAGCTGCAGACACATTGTTCTTGTGTTTATAATATAGCATGCTATCTAGATATTCCTTGTATTATACATATAAAATTTAATAAACATGGTCATATAACATACTATTGTGGTGAACTGTTAAATATGCAGAGAGGCTGGGCTGTAGTCCATTCTTTACTATCCTTCAGCAAGATAGACATAATAGTTGTATGATACATATAAAAAGAAAGAACAAAATGAAACATACATTAATTATTACTAATAATAGTTTTAAAACACCTAGAACCAAAATTGTTGAATGTGAAGGCACTGATGATTATGCTGTTGCGTATTTTGCTGGGTACTTACAATCTTTAATAGATTCTACACCTTATAAATTAGAAAAGTTTATTGAAGTGTCTCATATAAGAGATTCAATAGATTATCTTGGTAGGGGGGAATATGTTTGAGTTTATTATGATATCATTTATAATAGTTATCTGTATGTCTATGGGCATGCTGATACTATTAGCATATCAAAACTGGAATAATTAAGTGCAGGCTAGTTATTAATATATTGGATTACGCTAACGTCATGTATACCATATATCTAGTCTG